CGTTTTCTATTGCCATAATTTTATTTTATTATTGTCCGTAATATATTGTATTAGTTCCTGCTGTTGTTTCGTGTTGTTTGTATCGTACTTGCTCTGTTCCTGCTTTCTCTGTTAAGTTTAAGATTCCTTTTGTAACTATTCCTTTTACTACACCGTTTGTATCGGCTACAGACAATACATCTGTTTCATTTGCAGGAGCTGTTCCTAAAGCCACTACTACAGTTCCTATCCAACTAACTTCATAGACTTCATACTTCCAATGACCTGCAGGTAATAGTTTAACTTGACCTTCATATAAGCCAGGATTAGGACTGTTATAAGAGAATTCCATTTTAGTATAACGATTGTATATTGTTGCGCTAGGATAAGAATAATCTACACTTCCGTCTAGGTCATTAATGAACTTAACTAAGAATCTAATCTGAGTAGAAGCTACAGTCTTATCTATTCTATTGTCTTCAGTTGATATGAAAGCTGAGATAGCTGTTTCGGTATATCCTTGTATCATACTATATAATAGAAAAGTGTTGTTTTTATTTGGTTCTTAACTGTTTTAAAGCGTTCTAAAGAGTATATAAAAGAAAAGGGTAACAATTAAGCTACCCTTCTCTAAAATATAATAAAAATGAAAGAATTAAGATTCTACTATTGTACCCATTGTGAATGCTGCATTGTCAAAAGGTTCTGAATCATAATCTGCAACCATTGGAAAAGGCATTGCTTCCATTCCGTCAAAAGTCAAAGTGTAACCACCTCTATCACCCCAAGCTGCACCTGAATCCATAGTTCCTGCGTTAAGCTCCATTCCGTTTACTGTTCCTAAAGCTACGATTGTATCGTGTCCGTTAGCAAGAGTTGCGTTTAATTGAGCAAAGCAAATTACTTTAGTTTGAGCTAAAAGTTTAACTTGGTTTTGGTCTTCTTTTGTTAATTTATTAAGTACAAGGTTTAAAGTTGGAGTATAAAATATAGTTCCGTTTTCTTTACTTCCTGTAATTGTTTCAGACAAAGAAGCTGTACCTAAAGGCATAGCATATCTATAAAGAACGTCAGTTCCCATTTCAATATCTGTTACTTCTCCTGCTGTTTGTGGTATAGATGTTACTTGGTCGTAAACTGCGAAATATACGTATTTGATTCCACCGCTTACACGATTGCAATCTAACCCTCTACCTTTTGTAAGTGCTGTACAAGCCATTGTGTTTGTTTTTTTTTAGGTTAAGGGAGTGAAGGGTTTTACCCCCTCACTTCCGTTTATTTATTAATTACGATACAAATACTACATCTGCACCAATTCCAACTTGAGTTCCTCCCGTGAATCTTGCGATTAAACGAGTATTCAAACTTCCTACGTGAGATTGGTCAAGTAATTGAATGTTAGTTGAGTCTGAAATTAAATCAGTCCCAAAGAATAAGTTAGACTTTTCAGCACAAACTAACTTATCGTCTTCTGCACCGTTGCATACTGCAAGTTTTATTCCTTCAAAAACTGCATCATAATCACCATTCATTGAATAAGCATTTACATAACCTAAAGCTGAAATAGCTGAGATGTATAATCTGTAAGACTTTGGACTCATATAGATGTAAAGGTCTTCTTTCGTATAAACGTTAGAAGGAATAGCTGCTGTTGCTGCTTGTAAGTTAGCGATAATGTTTGCTGCTGTGAACGCTGTTCCTGCTCCACCGTCATTAGCTACATCAATTACTGTTGCATCTACTACAAGTCTTCCTACTGCTGCTGTAGTCAATCCTGTAAAAGAACCTCCTGTTGCATCATTTCCTGACCATATAGCGTTTTCAACTCCTTGAGAAATTCTACCTGCTAAGTGAGAAATTAAGTAGTCGTCAAATGATGCCGGTGCCGGTGCTCCTGCTCCTGCTCTCATCTCTAAACTTTCCCAAGAATCCAATAAGTTTTTTGAACAAATTTCCATATTAACTTGTAGGTCTTTTGGAGTGATGATTGCTTCAGTAAGAACTAATGTTCCTGCTGTTGTGAAATCGCACGTGCTGTCCGCCATCTCTGAACCGGATTCCATTTTCTGAATTACTGCTTTATACTTCACGTTTTCCATTGAAGTCATAAAGTTTAAAGAGTTAGCTTCTTTTAAAGCTGCTGATACGTAAAAGCCGGCTGCTTTCCCCGCGAACGTGCTAGTTACTGTTGGTAATGCCATAATTGTTTATTTTTTTAGTTATTTAAGTTATATAAGAATCGCTCTTGTGAGGTCATCATTTTTAATTGTTTCTTGCTAAGAGATGTTTTCTCAGAGCTAAATTTATTTGTATCTAAAGGTGCTGATGCAGGTTGTGCTGCTAACTCAGTCTTTAGTCTATCGTTTTCTGCTTGTAAGTCTTCCATTGAGAACTCAACTACTTCTGTAGTCTTAATAGATTTTGGAGTTGTACCTCTAACCTCTACATCTTCTTCAACTGACATTTCTTCAACTTCTTCCTCTACTTCTTTTTCTTCTCCTTTAAGACTAGCTACTGCATCTTCTAAGTTTTGGATTCTTTTCTCCATACCTGCCCAATCTTCAACGTCAGCTTCTTCAGCTAATTCCATTTCTTCTTCAACTACTTCTTCTTCAGTTTCGCTTTCCATAACTTCAGAAACAATACCTTCCTCTTCAACTCTAAAAGATACTCCTGTATCAGTCTTGTAAGTTCCGACAGGCAATAAGATAGTAGTACCATCTTCAGTTAAAACAGAGATGTCTACACCTGCTTCTAATTCTTCAGCAGTTGAAACGAAAATAGTTCCGTCTTCTGACTTCGCTTGCCAAGCTAATGATACTTCTTCGCCTTTATCAAGACCAAGTGCTACCAATATTTGTTCTTTTAAATCCATTTTTTGTTTTTTAGGTTCTATATATAATAGAAAGGTTATTGTTTTGTTTGATTTTTATAGTAAGCCTGTTAATTTATTTAAGAGTTGAGATGCTTGTCCTGTTGGTATTTTAACACCTAAGTCTTTAGCAGCTTTTTCTAATGCAGCTAATTTTTTTGCTAAATTACTTTTTACTTTAGTAGCTTTTGATTTAGTTTTACCTAATCTTTTATTATAGAAATCTATACTTTTTTTATTAGATTGTAAAGTCCCTTCAGATTCTCTAACTTCTCTTTGTGCTGTACTTGCATCATCTGTTGCTGATTCAAAAGCTCTAGCCAATTCTCTTTTTTTCTTATCAGCTTTTTCTAATATTCCCTCTTTCTTTGTTAATAGTTTACTCTCTGTAACTACATTTTTTTCAGAAACTTTAATAGCGTCAATATCTCTATTTAAGTCAGGAATTAAAGCTTTAGCTTGTTCTGTAAGTTTTTCTACGTCATCAGCTAATCCTAATTCAAGTCTTTTAGCCTTACTCATTGTAGTAATTTTTCCTTCCCTTACTAATTCATTAAAAGCACTTAGTATTTCTTCAGATGTTGTTTCTTTTATTTTGTTCATTTGTTCAAATTTATTAGTAAAGTAGCCTTCTATTGAAAGACCTTTAAGTTCTCCATCTTTTATCTTAGACCAAATTTCATCATTGTCTATTTTTAGCTTTACCATCCAAGTCCCCACAGGAAGTGAAAATCCATAAAGTGTAGACTTATCTAACTTACTATCTTCAATAATCCAAGACTCAACAGTAAGTATTCCTGAAATTCTATCTTGGTGTTGGTAGGTTGCCTTGTGGTGATTGTTATGTTTTAAATAAAGTTCACTTGCTTTTCTAACTGTCGCTTTTGAAAAGAAAACGAAATAATCTGATGAAGTCTGTGGGTCGTGTCTAAATATAGTTTTTCCAGGAATAAGAGCAGGAGAAATTAACATTCTCTTTTCCTCATCTACTTTCGCAAATGTCAAGTTGTTCTTTTCTTTTCCAAAGAATACAAAGTCTTGCTCTATTGCAGGAGCAGTAACTAAACTGATTGCATCAATAGCCAATTCTTGATTTTCATCATTAATAACAAGTTCAACTATAGATGTAGTCTTTTCTTCTTCATAGTAGTCTTTATTATCTTCTTCACAGTCTGCTTTTGTATCGTACTTACAAGAGCCAGTCTTTCCCCATTTGTATTTTCCGTTTTCACATTCTTCGCAAGGCATAGTATAGTCTTTTTTATATAATAGAAATTAAGTTAGTTTATTTGATTTATATTGTAGCTCTACGTCTTATATTCGCTAATTGGTTTTGACTGTTTGTCATAGAATCAGTTAATACAAATGCTTGAACAGGTTCAGGAGCAACTCCTCCACTGATATCAAAAGCTCCTGACATCATTTGTGGTGATGGTGTTTGAGTTGCAGTTGTCTGTGTTGAAGGCGGAGTTACTCCTCCTCCTGCCCCTAGTATCGATTTCGCTTGTCCTGCTGCTGATAATACTGCACCTATTTGTGTTGCATAAAATAGAGGAAAAGCCAATGCTGCACCAGGTCCTGCTGCTTTTGCTGACTTTTGTGCAATATTTAAACCCTGAACAAAACCTACTCCTGTGTTTACAGCTATCTCTGTTAATGCTGCTGCTTTTGCTGCTGCCGAACCTTCTGCTAATAAATTACCCAATGCACCAATAGCGCCTCCTATTGCTTTTGTAGTATCTAATTTACTTTTTAGAACTGCTTCCTGTGACGCAATTACTTTCTTTTCCCAAGCATTGGCTTGTTTTATTTGTGCGTCATACAAATCTTCAGTAGCTTTTATCTTTTTTGCTATTGCTTCTAGTTCGTCTTTATCTCTTTGTTTTTGATTTGCTGCTATTTCATTTGTCAAAGTTTCCATTTCAGTAGCTAACCTTTTTTGAGTTTGAAAAGAAGCAGTTTGTAAATCAATTAAACCAACTTCTAAAGCTGCTAGTTCATCCAAATCTTCAGCCATATTTTCAGACAAAGCCATTGTTTCTTTTTGTATTGCAATTTTCTTTCTTTGCATTTCTAAAGACTTTTCTGTAGTACCTAGCTCTAAGTCATTTGCTTTCTGTAATGCTGCAAGTCTTTCTTCTGCTGTTTTACTTTCATCTAAAGCGTCTAATCTAGCTTTTTGAATATCCTGTCTTGTCTGTGCCCTTATTTTACTGAACTCTCTTTCTTCATCTTTTAGCTTTTGTAACATTCCTTTTAAACGCATAGCTGCAGCAGCTTCGTTAGTAAATTCTTTAGCAATATCTTTAATTCCGTCTGCAAAGTTTTTTTGTTGTATTTCATCCATTCCTGTAGCTACTTGAATTGAAGCTTTCCCAAATTCCTTTGCTCCTTCAGTTATACCATCAAAGTCAAATGACATTGCTGACTTTATAATTTTGCCTAATGCTCCAAATTGTAAAATAATACCCTCTATTCTATTAACGATATTTGTTTTAATAGCTTCCCATAAACCTATCACTGCTTCTTTTGGGTTAGAAAATGCACTTACTATTATCTCACCTACACTAGAAAATAAATCAGTAAGAACACTTACTACTGCACCAACTCCTGCCAAAGCTCTTTCAAGCATTTCAGCACCCCTCTTAGTACTTTTAAAGTAAGAAACTAGCGAGCCTATTATAATTAAAAATGCACCTATCCCTGTAGATATTAATCCTGCTTTAATAGAGCCAAACATTCCTTTAGCTGTAACTGCTGCTGAAGCAAATCCTGCTTTTACTCCATTTAGAGAAACTCCCATAACTTTAAACTCCCCTGCTGCTGACTTTGCGTCTTTAGAAACATCTCCAATATTAGACTTAACCTCTGCTTCTATTACTATTTTTTCTGCCATAATTTTATTTTTATATTGTCGTTATAAAGTTACTCCTGTTTTTATTTGTGTTAATTTAATATCGCAAAGCCATTCTACTGTCATATTAGTTGCACCTTTTACAGCTATATAAAAATCAGTTCCTGAAACTTTTGCTGTTGGATTCCAACCTGTAGTTGTTCCTGAAGTCTTGATAACATCCCTTTCTCTTTGAATACTTAATACACCTGATTTGTTAATTACAACACCTCTTTCAATAGCTGAATGATAATCACCTACTGCTCCTGAACCACTTGAACCACCAACTCTTACGGCTAGACAAGTTGCGTGAAAATATACAATAGTATTATCAGGAATCACAAAATAACTTCCTGCTGTATTGTTTAAGTTACTTGCTTGCTGAGAAGCTGCTGTAGTTGTTTTACCATACATTAAATGAATGCTTTGTCTTTCAGCTAAATTGTCATCAGAAGCATTACCCCCTAAGACAATAGAGTTATCGGCTGTAGCCTCACCTAAAGTACCGTATACGTTAGCATTGTTTACTCCGTTTGCTATTTCGTTTTGGTTTCCTATTATAATGTTATTTCTTGAGAATCCTTTCACAGTATTATTCTCACCCATTACTAAGGTGTTGTTAGTACCTGTTTCTGTTGAGTTTCCTGTGCCGAAAGTCTTATTGTTCTCATTGGCAACACCTCTATTAAGATTTGTATTGTATCTAAAAGTTGAGCAAGTGCCTGAAGCTTTATTGTAGGTATATCCGTAAGATTCACATTGTAATTGGTTCGGTGTTACGTCATTTGTTCCGTCAGTAAAGGTTACAACCCCAAGTCCTGAAATTGATAAAGGTTTTACAGTAAATCCTATTAAGTATGGTATTTTTATTGTAGGTGCTGCCATTATGGTATAAGTATAAATTCAACTGTTGCTAAGTCGTTAGGTTTGTAATCAATTCGGTTACATCTGAAAACTCTGTTCTTGATAAATATGGTGTCATTGAATTTGAACGTATTGATATCAGCAGGACTAAGATTTACTTTAATAGTCATAATTCTCGTATTCGGATTGTAAAGTTCTGAATAGTAAGGAAGCCAATATAAATTGAACAAGTTGTCAGGAACAGGAGCGCCATCTCCTGTCATTAATTGACATTCTCCAAAGTGGAAATCTAACGAACCTGCTACGGAAGGTGTCGATTGTATAGTAGGAACATCTGTTAAATGACTAAACTGTAAAAATTGAGTTTCAAATGCTGACGCTGAACTACCATTTTGAGCAGGAACAGAATAAGTTGTTGAAGTCATATCTACTACTCCATTGTTATACATAATTCTAGGACTGTTATCAAAGCTATCAGAAGTTCCGTCATCATTCATAGAATAAACAGCAGGTGTTATAAAAGAAGGAAACTGTGACATTAAAGGCTTGTCTACTGTAGCTGCAAAAGGTTCTGCAACAATTTCATCTTCACCAAATAAAATATTAAATTCATTTCCTGCATTAAACTTCTTACTTCCGTATAAATGAC